TTAATTTATTTTAATCCCTGCTTGTTTAAAAATACTTTTTACAGTTCTAATTGGCAAATCCTTATTAGGATGTGGAATTGTAACTTTTCCTTTTTTAATAGGATGTTTATATTGATGATGATCACCAACACAAGCTACTTCATACCAACCATCAGATGTAAGTATTTTTATAATTTCCCTTGAAGAATATGATTTCATAAGGAAACCTCCTTACAATACAATTATAACACGTGTTATAACACGTGTAAATAGCTGAAATAATATAATTAATATGAATTTATTTTTATTAAGCGTTTTTTCGCTTTCCTGAAGCTGACAATATTTCCCCTTTTGATTCAGCTTCAAGTTCTTGTCTATATGCTTCTACTTCAGCATCTATAGAATTTGAAACCTCTTCTTTAGTAGCTGCAAGTTCATTATCATTAGATGATTTAGATAAGCTAGCTTTGAATTGCTCAGTAGCAGCTTTTCTTATTTCTGGATCCATTTCAAAAAAAGCTTTTATTATTTTTAATTCAAAATCAGTTGCACCTTTTTGTTTTACGTATTCATCTAATGAAAATGTATCAGGTTCAACAAACATAGGTTCTGTACCATTACGAAGCCAATCTTCATTAGCATTAAATTCTCTACAAATGTCTGCAATTATTCTATCCGTTAATGATCTTTTACCTTTTTCTATTGATGAAATATGTGAACGTGTCACATTAATTTTTTCACCCAAAGTTTCTTGACTAATATTGAGAGATTCTCTTAAAATTTTTAGTCTTTCATTCAAATTTATCACCTCCTTGAGAAAATGATAACATTAATTTGTCAACTTTGCAACCTTTTATAGTTAAAAAGTGTTGACAAAGGTTATATTGACACGTATAATGTAATCAAAGACACCGTAACAATGATACGTAATAAAGTGTCAATGTAACATAAAAATACAATAACAACTACTTTCAGTAGTTTTCAGTTTGAGTATGTAAGTTGGTAGAAGTTTTAGTAAACATAAGGAGGAAAAATTATGCAAGTTATTTTAAAAAAAGAAGAAAAACCACAAGTAGATGAAATATTCGACTTTATAAAGTCACTTAATATGGAAGAACAAAAAGATTTTAAAAGCTTTATAGATGGATACAAATTTGCAAAACAAATGGAGAAAGGCAAGAGGGTGAATTAAATATAAGTACATTATAAGAAAATATACAAGAATTAATATAGAAGAAATAAAGAGGGGAGATTTACTAAATGTTTAATATGGAAAGATTTTTTGAGACAATAGCTTTAATAATTTCTAAAAGAGAAAATGTAAAGGTTACTGTAAAAGTACAAAAGAAAAAACAAGATCAATTGAAATAAAAATTATATGTAGAACAAATTTAGAGAGGATAATTTATGAATAATAAGATTGAAGAGTTAAGAGAAATTATGTATAAAAAAATTGAACAATATGGATGTAGTTCTAAAGAAGCTTTAATAGCTAGTCAAAATTTAGATAAATGTATTAATGAAAGGAGCACTTATGGAAAGCAAATATAAAAAAGCATTAGAAGAAATACTAATGAATCTTAGATGCATAGATACAACTGGAAATAATCAAGTTGATACGTATGTAGATGATAGTATTTCTATTATCCAAGGTGTTATGAAAGAAAATGAAAATAAAACTGCTCTTGAAGTATCAGTTCAAGAGCAGATTAAGAAAAATAATATTCACATTGATGGTTCAACTATTACTAAATCAATTGTGGATCAAGTGATGATAAATCTACAGGATAATAACCAACAATTTGATCTACAAAAATAATTATTTCTTTCATATTCAAAGTGATATTATTGCTATATTTTACAACAGCGTCATTAAGTACGATAACAGAACCATCATTTGTTAATTTATTGCCATCTTTAATATAATTTTCATTAATTTTACTTCTCGTTGTAAGAAGTAAATTAGCAACACTGGTTGTATTATTTTGATCTACATTTTGGATTTTACCATATACAAATCCAAAATTAGTTAATAAAAGAATACCATTATGAATTTTATCATTAGTATTATTTTGAGAATCAATTAATAATTCAGCAGCCATTAGATGAGTATATTTAGAGGAAATATTAGACATAAATAAACACCTCCTTTCAACATAATTCTACCATAAGTAAAAGGAGATAAAAACAATAAATAAATTTAATAAATTAAGACACAAAAAAGAATGTGCTAAGCCAGCAAGCAAAAAGCACATTCTCAAATTGATATGTAAATAACTTACTTTAATTATAATCTCATATCAATTTAGTGTCAATTTTTTTTAAGCAGTTCAGGACTGCTATACGACCTTGTAATGGGTATTAATAAATCAACAACACTAAAGAGGTATATATGAAAATTAATAAGAGAGATTATGAGTATGAGAATATATATAACAGACTATTAAGAGAAGAAACAAAGGAAGAATTAATAGAAGATCTTAGAATAAATCAGAATTATGTATATTGGAGAAAAAAGATAACAAGTGGAAAGATAGTAGAACTAGAAATATATCCAGTATGGAAATGTAAGCATGATATACCTAGAAATAAGAATAGAGTTGAGAGTAAAAAATCACAAAAGAATCTGAATGATAAAAATTCTAAGAAGAGAGTAGTTAGATTAATAAATACTAACTTTGGAAGAGAAGATTTATATATAACAGTGACATATGAAGATGGATATTTGCCAGATGAAAAAACAGCAAGAAGAGATATGCAGAATTATATAAGAAGATTAAAGCATTATAGAAAGAAAAATGGAATGGATGAACTTAAATATATATATTCGATTGGATTTGAAGAAAATCCAGATAAAAGTAAAAAAATAAGAATTCATCATCATTTGATTATAAATAAGATGGATAGAGATGTTGCAGAAGATTTATGGGGTAAGGGTAGAGCAGATTGTAAAAGATTGAAACCTAACGACTTTGAATTAACTGGAGTGGCAAAATATATAGCAAATCAAGGTCCGGAAAGATGGAGTGCATCAAGAAATTTAAAAAAACCTAAAATTAGTACAAGCAGAACAGGTTTTACACGGAAAAGAGCATTAAATCTAATTAGTCAACCTTATATTTTTAAAGAAATATTTGAAAAACAGTATCCTAATTTAATCTATAAAGATCATGAGTCATATTACAGTGAGGAATCTCCAGGTGTATATATTCGAGTAATAATGAGAAAGCGAGAGTGATGAATTATGACAGAATCACAAGAACAAACTTGTTTATTCCAATGGGCTGGATATCAACAGGTAGAATTTGAAGAGTTAAAGTTATTACATCATGTTCCGAATGGTGGGAAAAGAGATAAGAGGACAGCGGTAGGATTAAAAAGACAGGGTGTAAAAGCTGGAGTTCCAGATGTAGTTTTACCATGTGGTCGTGGTGGTTATTTTGGTTTATATATAGAACTTAAAGTTGGTAAAAATAAAACATCTGATAATCAAAAACAATGGATAAGGGATTTGAAAGAACAGAATTATTTAGTTGAGGTTTGTTATGGATGGAGAGAAGCAGCAGAAGTTTTATTGAATTATATTAAGCAACCTAAAACAGTTGTAAAGGAAGTGGTTAAAGATGAAATATAAGAAAATGACACCACATGAATTAGCAATTAAAACAGTTAATGATATAGATAGAAGAAGAAAGGCAGAAAGAGAAGGGAAAGTACAAGCTTCATTGCATTTATGGGCAAATAGAAAAAGAATTGAGAGAAGATTAGGTTATGGAAGATATTAAATTAGGGGGATAAGTAAATGAGTAAAATACTTAAATTTAAGATATTTGATACTAAGATTAATAAGATAATTCAAAATATTAATTGTTGTATAGATGTTAATGGACAAGGAGTACAGTCATTTAGTAATAAAGGGTTTATAGAAGGCACAATAAAGAATAAACATTTAATTCCATTACAGTATGCAAATAAGAATGATATTAAAGGCAGAGAAATATATGATGGTTATATTGTAAAGCGAGAATATGAAGTCCTTGGAGGAAATGATATAACAGGAGTTATTAAATTTGATGAATGTGCATGGTGGATTGTAAATGAGATTGAGCAAAGGGCAGAAAGATTATTTGATGAAACTGCAATTGACATAATTTTAGGTAACAAGTGGGAGAATCCAGAGTTATTAAAAAAATTAAATATTAGAGAAGAGGTTTAATTATGAGAGTTATTGCAAATATAAATCTTAAAGGTGGCGTTGGTAAAACTATTACCAGCGTAAACATAGCTTATATATTATCAGAAAAATACAATAAGAAAGTACTCGTTATAGATAATGATAAGCAAGGAAATGCAAGCAAATTTTTTGAGGTGTTTAATGAAGAAGAAGAGTGTGGAACTGCAAAAATGTTAGCATATGAAAATGTAAGAGCGGAAGAGGTAATTAAAAATACAAAAAATAATAATATAGATATAATAACTGCAAACATGGGTGTATTTGTTGCTAATTGGCAATTAACAAAAGATGATGAAGAAAGCCAATATGTAAGATACAGAAATGTATTAGAAAAGGTAAAAGATAATTATGATTATTGCATAATAGATAATCCACCAGATATAGCATTGAATGTTATTAATGCATTAGGAGTAACAGATGATGTTATAGTACCAATAAAATTAGATGAATGGGCAATTGATGGATTAGACATTATATCAGAAAAAATAGAAGAGGTAAAAGTGTTTAATAAGGATATACAGTTACTAGGATGCTTAATAACAGTATTTCGCAAAAATGATATTAACGTAGTAGCAGAGGAGTGGATAAGAGAGAAAACAGATTATCCAGTATTCAATACAAAAATAAGATATACAGAAAAGATAGATGAAAGTATATTTTTCCATAAAGGAATTACAGAACATAGTAAAAGGTGTGGAGCATCAAAGGATTATTTAAAATTTGTTGATGAATATATACAAAAAGTTGAGGAGGCACATTAATATGGCTCTTACAGGAAAATTCAACTTGAATGACATTATGAAAAGTAAAAGCAATAAAGAAATTGAAGTTAATACAAAAGAATATAAGAGCGTAAGATTAAGTCCGTATGATGTAGTACCATCACAAAGTAATTTTTATAGTCAAGAAAATATTGAAGAGTTGGCAGATACATTTTTAATAGCTGGTCAACAACAACCAACTGTGCTTGGAAGAGTAAACGGAAAATTTAAAATACTAAGTGGTCATAGAAGAAATTTAGCAAATATATTCAACATAGAAAGAGGATATAAACAGTATGAAGCAGTTGAATATTTGTATAAGGACATGACAGAATCATTTTTTGAATTATCTTTAATAATTGGAAATGCATTTACTAGAAAACTTACACCATATGAAGAAACAGAACAAGTAGCAAGATTAAAAAAAGCATTGGTAAGAGCAAGGGATGAAGATGGATTAGAGATTAGTGGAAAACTAAGGAATGTTATTTCTGATTTATTAGATACAAGTAGTACACAAGTAGCAAGAATGGAAGCAATTAATAATAACTTAACAGAAGAGGCAAAAGAAGAATTTAAAAAAGGAAATTTAGGAATGACTTCTGCTTATGAAACAAGTAGATTACCAGAAGAAGAACAAAGGAAAATAGCTGATAAGGCATCTAAAGGTGAAGAAGTAAAACCAAAAGATATTGCAACAATGATGACTGAAAAGAAAAAAGAGAATAACTTCAAAAAGGTGTCCGAAACGGACACCAAAACAAATGAAAAAGAAGTTGCTGTTGATGTTACAACGGGAGAAATTGTAGAGCAGAAAGTACCAAGTTATCTTAATAGAAAAATGATTAATTTTATTAAAGAACTTAATACAGAAGAATTTGCAAAGTTTTTATGTGATAGATGTACTGGATTAGGTGGCGGGAATGGGTGTGCTGGATTGTGTGATTTAGCACTAGAATGTAAAGGAACAAATAAACATGAAGTATGTAAAAGATGGCTTAATCAACAAATCTAGGAGGAAGAACAATGAATAAGGCAATATATACAGGAAATATAGTAAGAGATATTAATTTAACATATGTTCAAGGAAGTGGAGCAGCAGTATTAAAAAACACTGTTGCAGTAAGAAGAAAGATTAAAAATAAGACTAGTGGTCAATATGATAGTGATTTTATACCATTTGTAGCATTTGGTGTACAAGCAGAATTTATAGCAAATAATTTTGAAAGGGGTCAAGGCATACAATTAGAAACACGTACACAAAGCGGAAGTTATATAAAAGATGGAGCAAAACATTACACATTAGAAGCTGTAGTGGAAAGTGTAGAGTTTATGGGTGCAAAACCTAATACTTATAATCAAGATTGCCAAGGATCTAATAACTTTCCAGATATGAATCAAGATTATGAGGATAATATAACACCAGTAGATTATGGTAATTCACCATTTTAGAAGAGGTGAAGAATGAATCCACAGGAGATAATGGATACAATCAGAAAGGCACAGGAAGAGTTAAGTAATTTAAATGTTAAGTTATTTAAATATGGAAGAGAAAAAGAATATACAGAGCAGCAATATAGAATTGAACTTAGTAAAAAATTATTAGAATTAAGATTAGAAAAATGTACTACAACAATAATTAATGATGTTGCTAGGGGAGATAAAAGAATAAGTGACTTAAGATTAAGAAGAGGTTTGGCAGAGAATAAATATAGTGTTTGCCAAGAAGCATTAAGAAATAAAAGATTAGAGTTAGAATGTTTAAGAAGTTTATTAACATGGCAAAGAGTAGAGTTAAATAATTCGTAAGAGGTGATAAAAGTGGCAGTAATAAAAGATATAGTTGAAATAATACAGCCTAAGGTTCAAGAACTACATGAAAATGAAGGGATAGAAATTACAGAAGCATTGGAAAGAGTATTTAATGAAATAGGATATGTAAAAACAAATAATAGTTATGTGAAGATTAAAAAGTAAGATTTGAGGGGGTAAGGATAATGATACATGGAGAATATTTTACGGTATATAAAGAATTTAGAATTTTAGCTACAATGTTATTTTATATAGTTATGTCTGTAACACTTTTTAATATATTCACTGTGATAAATGAATTGCCAATAAAAGAGCGATTTAAAATTATAGTTTTAATTGCAGTATGTTTATTACTAATAATTTTATATTAAAAATAAGGAGATTAAGTTGGATGCAAATAGATTTATCTATATCTCAAGTAAGAACTTTATGTGAATGTTTGTATGATTTTAAAATTCACATTGGAGAAATGCCTAAAGATAATAATTATCATGAAAGAAGAAAAGAATTAAAAATAAAAGAAGTCGATAATTTATTTAATTCATTAGAACAATTAGCAAAATATAAGGGGGGTACTTTTCAGTCAGCTCTTGAAAAATGCATTAAAAGTAATAAGAAGAGTGATATCGCAGAAGATGCTTTAAATTTAAGCATTAATGGATTTAAAAAATAGTTACTGATAGTCAGAAATTGCGAAGAAATAAGGGGTGAGAGTTTGAAAGTTTTAAAATGGCCAGGAAGCAAATGGAGTATGGCCAAAAAGATTATTGATATAATACCAAAACATAATATTTACTTAGAGCCATTCTTTGGTTCTGGAGCAGTACTTTTTTCAAAAAGTCCATGTAATACAGAGATACTAAATGATTTAGATGGTGAAGTAGTAAATTTGTTTAGAACTATAAGAGATAATTCGGAAGAGTTGGCCCAAAAAGTTTTCTTAACTTCATATAGTAGAGAAGAATATAAGGAGAGTTATGAAAGAAATAATAAGGACATGGATAATATTGAAAAAGCAAGACAATTTTTAGTAAGGTCCAATATGGCAAGAGCAGGTATGCAATATTATTCTTCTAGTTGGAGACATGCAGGTCCAGTATTAGGAGCAAAAACTAAACAAAGAGTTACTGGAGATTGGAATAAGGTTCCTAAAAGAATACTTGAAGCAGCAGTAAGATTAAAGGATGCAGAAATAGAAAATAAAAATGCCTTTGATTTAATAAAAAAATATAACAGAGAAGATTGCTTGATATATGTGGACCCACCATATTTATTAAGTACAAGACGACAAAGATATTACAATGTAGAAATGACAGAGGACCAGGAGCATTTAGAATTATTGGAATTATTAAAAAAGCATTCAGGACCAATAATAATTTCAGGATATGAAAGTGAATTGTACCAGGATATTTTAAAAGATTGGAATACATTAAAAATTAAAACTAATGCAGAACAAGGAAAAGAAAGAACTGAGGTATTATGGTTTAACTTTGAATTGTCAAAACAGATAGGATTTGCGATATAATCTTTCGCAATATGTAAAAAGTATGAACAAAAGTGTTCTTTGAAAACTTAATAGCACGGTATTGAATATTTAGTTACGTATTAACAAATAATAAATTAGAAAAATTAATTATTTGGAGGGAATATAGATGTTTGAACATAAAAAACAATTATTACATGAAGTAAAGGTCGAAAGACCTAACCCACAATATGCAGTATTAATGCAAGAACAATTAGGTGGTGGAAATGGAGAACTTAAAGCAGCAATGCAGTATATTTCACAAAGCTTTAGAATAAAAGATCCAGAAATAAAAGATTTATTTTTAGATATTGGTGCTGAAGAACTTAGTCATATGGAAATGGTAGCACAAACAATAAATTTGCTAAATGGCCATGATGTAGCTAATGAAAAAGTAAATAATGGAGAAATTCAAACACATGTACAATGTGGGCTGTCACCAGTTCTAATTAATTCCTCAGGGGCACCTTGGACAGCTGATTATGTAACAGTAACTGGAGATTTAGTTGCAGATTTATTATCTAACATAGCTTCTGAGCAAAGAGCTAAAGTAGTTTATGAATATCTGTACAGACAAATTGAAGATAAAGAAGTAAGAGCAACAATAGATTTTTTACTTAATAGAGAAGAAGCACATAATGCTTTATTTAGAGAAGCATTAAACAAAGTTCAAAAGACAGGTTCAAATAAAAATTTTGGAGTTACTGAAGATTCTAAACTATATTTTAACTTATCTAATCCTGGTCCTTCACATGAAGCTCCAAATCCAACACCACCATCATTTGAAAATCCTAGAAGATAAAATTATTTGAAATAACTCATATAAAATTTATTAAAAAATGAATAAACATATTCTATTTTGAAAATATTAAGTATTGAAGTTATTAAATTGGAGGTGAAAATAATGGCAAACTTAAATCAGCTTGAACTACAAAATCTACGTCATTTAATTGGAGCTCATTGTACTATTGAGAAAAAGTTAGAATACTATTCACAACAATGTACTGATCCAACATTAAAAGAGATGTTAAAAAAAGACTCTGAAGATGCAAAAGCAAGTAAAGCAAAATTAATGGAATTTTTAAATTAGGAGGTGTAAAATATGCAAGAAAAAGAAATGATAAGTGATTACCTTGCTGGATTAAATGCAAGTTTAGCAGGATATGGTGGTATAATTGCTCAATGTGAAAATCAACAATTACGTGAAACAATTCAGCAAATGAGAAATCAAGATGAATGTCGTCAATATAATCTTTTCACTAAAGCTAAAGAAAAGGGATATTATATACCAGCGCAACCAGCAACTCCAGAAGAAATTGCAGTTGTTAAACAACAAATGTCTCAAGGGTAGTAATTTATATAGCTTTGTAAATTTAGTTCTATAAAATTAAAAAACTAAATTTATATAAATACCGTATTATTCAAAATGAATGTGCGGTATTTTTTAATTCACGATACTACAAAAGGAAGTAGAAACATGAGTTCAATAAGTAAATTATCAAGCAAATGCGAGAAATGTTCTTATAAAGATATTTGTAATAATAAGAGAATTGTAGCATGTGCTTCATCTGAATTACCAAAGAATCTAGTTAATGATGCATCTGCTCAATTAAAAAATCCATTAGGTAATCCATTATCAAAGATGGAGAATATTAAAGAGCAGTTGGAAAAGCAATTAAGAATTAATGTATGTAGTTTCAATAAGTCAGAAAGGGTTTAGAAATGAATTTATAGAAGGTGAACATTGCAGTTCTATTGGATTAACAAGAATAAGTGGACAAGATATTTTAATTGTATGTAAACATTGTGGAAAAGTAAATAATTAAGTTGAAATTTTAAGGAGGAAGAGGAATAGATGGAAGCAACAAAAGAAATAGATATGGACAAGATCATAGAAAAGGCAATAGATAAATTTAATAAAAAACAAGAAAAGAAAATTAAAGAGTGGGGATTTAAAAGGACTGAAAAACTTATGAAGAGTTATTCAAGACTTAAGTCTCATATAAAATATGGAATATCTAATATGGATGATTTACAAAATGTTGTTGATATAGATTTGAAAACAAATGACTGTGATGAATTATTTATACTTAGCATACTTCAAAGTAAATTAAAAACAGAAATGATGATGACGCATATAAGTATAGCGTTAAAATTATTAGAAGAGGAACAATATAAAGAAGGAACATCATACAAATATAGAGCTTTGGAAATGCATTATATTAAGGATATTAAAAGCTATGAATATATTGCTGGTGAACTTGGATGTGGTAAAAATAGTCCTAAGATTTGGTGCGATGAAATGTTAAGTAAATTATCAGAGTATCTTTGGGGATTAGACGGTATAAAGGGATTTACGTGGTAAAAGGGAAAGTATAGGGAAAAGTCGGGGTTTTTAAAGTGAATTGAATGTTTTATAATGATAGTATGGAAAGATTGTAGGAACCAAATTATTCAGAGTGTTCTCTTAAAATTTAATAATTTATATTTAAGCATCTATAAATTTAATAGGTGCTTATTTTATGTTCATAAATCAAGGAGGAGATAGCAATATGAATACTTATCAAAAAGTGGTGTGTGATAAATGTCAACATGAGTTTAATTTATCAGAGAAGAATGTTAAAAAGCATTGGATTAATAAAGACAAGCAGATAGAAGAAACATACTTTATCTGTCCTAAATGTAAGCATAAGTATGTAATATCAATTACTGATGTAGATGTTAGAAATATAATTAAGAGCTGTAAGGGGATCGAATCAGAAATAAGAAAGCTATCTGATTCAGTGACTAACCTATTAAAGAATCGTGATGCTATTCTTAATGTAGCTAAAAAGAAATCATTGGAGCTTGAGAAACAATGGATACAGTAGAATTGGTTAAGTGGATTCAAAAGCTTCTAAGAGATAAAAACATTCATGGATTTTATGTAAGTACACCATGGAAGCATCTAAGAAAAGAAATGTTGAATGAGCAGAATTCAGAATGTCAGATGTGTAAAGCCAAAGGCAAATATAGTGCAGCAACAACAGTACATCATGTTAAACATGTTAACAAACATCCAGAGCTAGCATTAACTAGAAGCAATCTAATGTGTGTATGCAAAGAGTGTCATAATGAATTACATCCTGAAAAAGCTAAGTTTAAGTTTAAATCAAAAGTGCTGTTAAATGAGGAACGGTGGTAATTGTAGATACCCCCGGGTTAAAAAAATGGCATTTTTTTTAGGCCTAAGAGAACGGATAGAGATACACGACAAAAGAGATAAATTGAAATTTTATATGAGGGAGTGCACCTGCACACAAAACATAGGGTGCAGATAAAAAGAAAAGAGGTGGTGATTTTGAGTGAAAAAGAAAATTTAGCAGATAGCGATAAAGCTTATGAGGATTATATTTCTGGAATGACTTATAAAAAAATTTCTTTGAAATATGGTGTATCTGAAAATACAGTTAAGAGTTGGAAAAGAAGATATAAATGGACCCGCACCCGCACCCCAAAAACAGGGTGCAGTAAAAAAAGTGTGCAATCTTTGGGAAATAATTTATATGATGAAATTAAATCAGATTTACTTAAGCAGTTAGAGACTAATGGAACATATGGAAAACACTATGAAGATTTAATTAGTGACTATATGGAATTATGGAATACTAAAAATAAATTATTCCAGGATATAAAAGAACGTGGTGTGTCAATTGAATGGAATAATGGAAAACAATTTAGTGTAAAGAAAAATGATAGCATAGCAGAAGTTAATAGAACTAATGCTCAGATGTTAAAAATTTTAGATACTTTAAGATTAGTTCCTCCAAAGATACAAGAAGATGATTATGATGATATTTAATAAATACATTGATGAATATATTGATTTAGTTGAAAGTAATAACGTTGTCACTAATGAAGATATAAAGAAATCAATTGAACTTGTTAAAAAAAAGTTATCTGATAAAAGGGTAATAATAGACCACGAGAAAATAGAACAGGCTATTTTAAAAATAGAAGAATATTTCCCTTTTAAATTATTGCCATGGGAAAAGTTTATTATTGGACTTGCACATTGCTATTATGATGATGATACTTTGGTTTTTGATACTTTTATCATTTATATGGGTAGAGGTGGAGGTAAAAATGGTTTTATCTCATCGATATCGTGGTATTTTACTACTAAATTTCATGGAATAAAGGAATATAACATTGACATTGTTGCAAATAGTGAGGATCAGGCAAAAACATCTTTTGATGATGTATATAATGTTATTGAAGATAATAAAAAGTTGAGCAAAGCTTTTTACAATACTAAGGTGAAAATAGTCTATAAAAAGACAAGATCATATTTAAAATATAATACATCCAATGCACGAACTAAGGATGGACTTAGACCAGCTTGCATAATCTTTGATGAAATTCATGAATATGAAAACTATGATAATATAAAGGTTTTTAAATCTGCACTAGGTAAGAAAAAGCACTGTAGAACATTTATGATTTCAACAGATGGATATGTAAGAGGTGGAGTTCTTGATGATTATTTAGAAATATCTAAATCTATTTTAAATGGTGAAAATAAATCAAGCAGGATGATGCCACTTTTATATCACTTGGAAGATAAAAAAGAAGTAGATAATCGTGATATGTGGGAAAAGGCTAATCCATCATTTAGATATTTGAAGAATCTTCAGGTAGTAATGGATCAGGAATATATTGATATGCAGACTAATGTACAACTTTATACTGAATTTATGACTAAAAGAATGAATATGCCAGAAGGTAATAAAGATAGAGAAGTTACTTCATGGGAAAATATATTAGCTACGAATCAAGAGATACCAGATCTTAAAGGTGCAACTTGTAGAATTGGAATTGATTATGCTAAAACTACAGATTTTGTATGTGCAGGATTACTTTTTAAATATAAAGAAAAGTATGTTTGGATAAGTCATACATGGGTTTGTAGAAATAGTAAGGATTTAAAAAGAATAAAAGCTCCTTTAGAAGAATGGGAAAAACAAGGTCTATTAACATTTGTAGATGAGGTAGAAATTCATCCAGATATACCAGCACAATGGCTTGCTAATCAAGCTAAAAAATATAATTTAACTATTTTAGGTATGGATAATTTTAGACATACATTATTATCAAAGTCACTTAGAAATATTGGATTTGATACAGATAAAAAGGGTGCTAATAATATTAAGCTTACAAGGCCTAGTGACCAAATGAGAATATATCCAGTAATTGATAGTGCATTTACTAATCAAAATATTATATTTGGAGATAATCCAATTATGAGATGGTATACAAATAATACATGCCTTCATGCTGAAAAATATGAAAACTATACATTTGCAAAGATTGAACCTAAATCTCGTAAGACAGATGGATTTATGGCATTTGTTACAGCAATGTGTTGTGACATTGATGACTTACCAGATAGTGCTGAAAATTATGATTATGAAGATTTTGGAGTTTACACATATTAAGCCTTAATTAAGGGCTTTTTTTATTTTGGATTGAAAGGGGGTGAAAAATTGAAAATAACAACATTTTTGCGTGATCTATTTGGTTCAAAAGATGTTATTTATCTTAATGAAAGGCTTGATACTATGTGTACTAATATTGCTATTGATAGTTTTGCTACACAGGTTGCTATTAATCTTATATCAAGTTGTATTGCCAAATGTGAATTTAAAACTTTCTTAAATAAAAAAGAAATTATTGGAGATGAATATTACCTTTGGAATATTGAACCTAATAAAAATCAAAACAGTACAGAATTTTTACAGGAGTTAATAAGTAAGTTATTAATTAATAATGAAGTACTAGTTATACAAGTAAATGATGAGTTAATAATAGCTGATGACTTTAACAGGGAAGAATTTGCAGTAAAGGAAGATTACTTTGACCAAGTAAGTAAAAAGGGATTTTCTTTTAATAAACTATTCTACATGAGCGAAGTACTTTACTTTAGACATAATAATGAGGATATAAGGTTATATCTCAATAACTTAATGTCAGCATACAATGAACTTTTAAGTATAGCTAAAGGAAAGTATAAGCGTGCAGGTGGAAGAAAAGGAATAGTTGACATTGATTCTATCGCAAAAGGTGATAAAGAGAAAAATGAACAATTAGAAAAACTATTTAGTGAAAAGTTTAAGAATTTCTTTGAAGCTGAAAATGCTGTTGTTGATTTACCAAAAGGCGTTAAGTATACAGAAATAACAGGAGAAGGCAGCAAAAAAAGTAGTAATGAGCTAAATGACATAACTAAACTTATTGATGATGCATTTATAAGAATAGCACAAACATTTAAGATACCACCAGCATTGCTTAAAGGTGATATTGCAGATGTTGAAAAGTTAACAGATAATTTCTTGACTTTTTGTATAGATCCTATAGTTGACCTTATTCAAACTGAAATTAATCGAAAAAGGTATGGGAAATCTAATTTTTTTAAAGGCAGCTATCTATATGTTGATATTACTAATATCAAGCATATAGATATATTTAGTATTGCTGAAAAAATTGATAAGCTCATTGCTTGTGGTATGTATAGCATTGATGATTTAAAGAAGAAATTAAAAGATACTGTTTTAAATACTGAATGGAGTGAGAAACATTGGATTACAAAAAACTATCAAGGAATAAATGAAATTAATTCGAAGGAAGGTGAGAATAGTGAATAAAACTATGTTTAGTATAAAACAACAGGCTAACAAGCCAAATGTATTAGATATTTATATTTATGATAATGTAGAGGGAGATTCATATAACTGGTGGACTGGTGAGAAACTGGAGAGTGAAACAAGTGCAAACTATATAAAACAAGTACTTGAAAGCAATCAAAGTACAAGTGAAATCAATTTATATATTAATTCATATGGTGGAGAAGTTAAAGAAGGCTTAGGAATTTATAACCAACTTAAAAGACATCCTGCACAGGTTAATGTTTATATTGACGGATTTGCATGTAGCATAGCAAGTGTTATTGCTATGGTTGGTGACAAGGTTGTGATGGGAACTAATGCATTAATGATGATCCATCATGCGTCTATTGGGTGTTATGGAAATGCAGAAGAATTAAGAAAAGCAGCAAATGATGTTGAAGTTATTGACCAAGCAAGCTGTAGTTCATATTTAACTAAAGCAGGTGAGAAGCTTGATGAAGCTACATTAAAACAATTATTGGATAATCAAACATGGTTAAATGCTAGTCAATGCTTAGAATATGGATTGTGTGATGAAATTGCAGGTCAAGAGGATAAGACAATTGAAGCAGCACAACAAAGATTTAAACAAAGTATTCAAGCTCAAATTATGCAGGCTGAAACTCCTATAAAAGTACCTAAGCAATTTGAAAAACAAAGAAATAATTATGAAATATTAAGACAAAAATTTATGAAGAAAGAAGGAAATAAATAATGTTATCAAAAGATATATTAAGACAACAATTAACTGAAAAATTCGGAGCAGCAATGCAATCTGAAAATCAAGAGGATATGATTAATGCTTTTGTTGAATTTGCTACAGGAGTACAACAAGAAGTACTTGATGATTTCAAAGTATATCAAGAAACGCAAGACAAAGAAATACTTCAAAAGAGAGGTATACACCAATTAACTCAAAAGGAAACTAAGTTCTATCAAGGTTGGATTGATGCAGCTAAAAGCTCAAATCCTAGACAAGCAATAACTAATCTTGATATAGCATTACCTGAAACAGTAATTGATAATGTAATGGTTGATATGAGAGCAGAACATCAATTATTAGAAATGATTGATTTTCAAAACATGACTGCATTAACTAAGATGCTTATGAATAAAAAAGGAATTCAATTAGCGAAATGGGGAACTATTGGTTCAACAATTACAGAAGAATTAGAAGGAGCTATTGGAAAGCTTGACTTAAGTTTAAATAAATTAACAGCATTTATGCCAGTAGCAAAGGATATGCTTTTAGTTGGTCCACAATGGGTAGATGCATATGTAAGAGCTGTACTTTCAGAAGCAGTTGCATATGGACTTGAAGAAGGAATTATAAATGGAACAGGAAAAGATATGCCTATAGGCATGAATAGAGATATTCATGAAGGAGTAAGTGTAACTGGTGGAGTATATCCTAAGAAAACTTCTGTTGCAATTAAAGATTTATCTCCTAAGACATTTGGAACTTTATTAGCAACATTGGCTAAAGATCCTGTAGATGAAAAGAAAGCGAGAACAATTTCAGACCTTGTATTAATAGTTAATCCTTTTGACTATTACAAAAAGGTTATGCCAGCAACTACTATTCAATTACAAGATGGTACTTATAAAAATAATGTATTACCTTATCCAACTACTATTGTACAATCAACACAAGTTGCAGAAGGTGAAGCAATACTTGGACTTGCTAAAAAGTATGCAATGGGAATAGGAACAGGAAATAAAGAAGGTAAAATTGAGTATTCAGATGAATATAAGTTCTTAGAAGATGAAAGATACTACATCATAAAGCTTATTGGTAATGGTCAAGCTTTAGATGATAATGCATTTATATTATTAAATATTAGTGGTTTAGAAGATTTAACTTACAATGTAACAGTAAAGGGAACTGTTAAAACTAAAGAACAGGCTTAATTGAGGTGATTTAAATGTCAGAAGATGAATTAAAGGTATTATTACAAGATGTAAAAGATTATCTTCATATAAGCTGGTATGATGAAAAAACAGATAAAAACCTTACTGGTATGATTAAAAGAGGAATGGCACATCTGAATAAAATAGCAGGTGTGTCTTCTTTAGATTATACAGTTGAAGATTCACCAAAATCATTATTACTTGATTATGTTAGATATGCTAATTCGCAAGCATTAGAAGTTTTTGAAATGAATTTTCAAGGTGAATTGCTATCTTTACATTTAGAATATCAAGCAAATGCACAGGGGGATTCAGATAATGAAGATACAAAATAGAAAAGTTGAATTTCAAGCTTATAAAGATGGTATTTGTAATATATATTATGAGGATGAAGAAGGTCAAAAGACATATAAGTATACAGATTTAAACTTTGATAAAAGAGTTTTAGGATTTAATCGTCATTATGCTGCAAAGGCTGTACAGGTTCAGACTGACATGGTTGTAAGAATTCCTTTAGTAAGTAATATTAATAATCATGATTTACTTAATATTAAAGGTGTAGGGAAATTTTCAATTGAACTTGTACAAGATAAATTTGAATGTAATCCACCAAGCTTAGATTTAACATTAAGGCAATTAGAGGTACATGAATAATGTCAATAGTACAAATTGATAGCCTTGCTGATGCAATTAATCAAGAATTAAGTCTGTATTCAGCTAGTGTTACTAAAAAAACTAAAAGTAATGTTGATAAAGCATCCAAAGAAGTAGATGAAGAGATAAAAAAGCATATTACATTTAAGCAACCAACGGGAAAATATGTTAAAGCCTTTAGAATTAATAATTCATATGAAGGTCCATTCACAAAGAGAAAAACGTGGCATGTTAAATCACCATATTATAGACTTACTCATCTGCTTGAAAAAGGTCATGCTCTTGCTGGTGGTGGAAGAACGAAGGCATATCCACATATTAAATATGGGGAAGATTTAGCCAAAAAAAGAATGGAACAATTAACAAAGGAGGCTGTACAGGGTGACTAAGATAAAAGAATGGTTAGAAACTACTAAATTAAATGTTGCTGAAACTTGTTTTAAGAAACCCCCAAAACTCCCATATATTATTTTTATAATGGATGAAAATTCTTCAGGAGCTGATAATCAACTTTGTATTTGTGATAGAGATATAACAATTGAATTATATTCAGACATAATAAACAGAGAAAAAGAAAAATTAATTGAAGATCTATTAAAAGAAAAATCAATAAATTATTCAAAAAGTCGTGTGTGGTTAGATTCTGAAAAGATGTTTCAAACCTCATACGACTTTAATTTATATGAAAAAATGGAGGAATAAATATGTCAGTAGATGGAAAAGAAAAGATTGTTTTAGGATCAGGTAAATTATTCGTTTTGGAATATGATTCAGCGACAGGAATACCAGAAGATACAGTTGTGGAAGCAGAAATAAACCAAGTAGGGTTAATTCAAGGAGGTGCTACGCTTGAATATAAGCCTACTTTTTATACAGCAAAAGATGATTTAGGTCTAAAAAGCAAAACTGTTATGACAGAAGAAGAAGCAACTCTTAAAAGTGGTATTATGACATGGTGCGGTAAGACATTAACAAAACTTTGCAGTACTGCAAGAGTTACAGAAGATAAAGTTAAAGGTACAAGAATTGTAAAAATTGGTGGAGCAGGCAATCAGGATGGAAAAGACTATTTAATAAGATTTCTACATGAAGATAAAGCAGACGGAGATATACGAGTTAGTGTTGTTGGTAAGAATGAAGCTGGATTTAGTTTTAGTTTTGCAAAAGATAAAGAAACCGTAATTGATGCAGAATTTAAAGCACAACCACATGATAGTGAAGGAACTTTAATTAACTACAAGGAAGATATTCCAGTAGTTACAGAAAAACAGAAGGGAGAGATTTAAAAATGTTTGATGTAAAAAGTGTAAACTCAAGATATTTTGAAGTTAAATTAAGTATTACGAATGAAGTTGGAGAGGTTGAGAACAACATAGATGTTAAAGTAGAACCTCCTAAAGTAAAATTATTAAAACGCCTTACTGGACTTAGTAAGGCTAAAGAAAACACTATGGAAGAATTAACAAAATGTATTAATTTAATTTTAAATAAAAATAAGGAAAATAAAAAAATACCACTAGAGTATATAGACGATATGGATTTTGATGAAATGTCCAATCTATTAACTTCATATTTTGAATGGTTATCCCAAACTAAAAATCTCCCAAACTAAAAGTGCCCTACTATCCTGAAGATGAAAACAAAGGGCACTATGAAATTAATACAATAGAAGAAAAATTAATAAGTGAATATACAGGATTAAATTTTATTCAAATAGATGAGCTTAATATAATAGAATTTTGGGCGTATTTAAGAGATTCAATTATTTATAAATATAACCAAACAGAAAAAGGTCAAGAATACCTTGAAAAATGTTGGATTATGGAACAAACACAACCAGATAGAGAAAGCTTAAGAGATAGATTTAAGAAAGGCTAGGGATTTTACCTAGTCTTTTATTTTATATTTTTACGAAAGGAGGAAATGCATGGCGAGTAATATTAAAGGTATTACAGTTGAAATTGGAGGAGATACTACTAAGCTAGATAAAGCCTTAAAAGGGGTCAACACTTCTAGTAGAAGTTTACAAGGTGAATTAAAGAAGGTAAATGTAGCATTAAAACTTGATCCCACTAATGTTACATTAATAAAGCAAAAACAGGATATTTTAAGAGAATCAGTTGAAAAGACAAAAGAAAAGTTAGAAACATTAAAATCTACACAGGCACAAGTACAAGCTCAATTTGAAAAAGGTGAAATAGGCGTAGAACAATACAGAGCTTTTGAAAGAGAGATAGAAAATACAGAGCAAAAGCTTAAAGGCTTAGAAATAGAATCTAAAAATTTTGGAACAAATGTAAGTCCTAGTTTTATTGCAGCAAAAGAACATTTGGCAAGTTTCGGAGAGAAAGCAACTCAAACAGGTAAAAGTTTATTACCATTAACAGTTGGAATTGCAGCAATAGGAGCAGGAGCTGTTAAGTTTGCAAGTGATTTTCAGAGCGGTATGTCACAAGTGGCTGCAACTATGGGATATACTACAGACCAATTGCATGATAGCAGTTCACAAGAAGCACAAGATTTTGAAAGATTAAAAGATGCAGCAAAGGACATGGGAGCGACAACTCAATTCAGTGCAACAGAAGCAAGTGAAGCTTTAAATTATCTAGCTTTAGCTGGTTATGATGTTGACAAATCTATTTCTACTTTACCGAATGTTTTAAATTTAGCAGCAGCTGGTGGCATGGAGCTTGGAACTGCATGTGATATGGTTACTGATGCAGCAAGTGCATTAAATCTTACTACAGACCAAACAACAGTTTTAGTTGATCAAATGGCAAAAACTTCTCAAAAATCGAATACAAGTGTAAGTCAACTGGGTGAGGCAATATTAACTGTTGGAGGTACTGCTAATACTTTAAAAGGCGGAGTTACTGAAATGAATACCGCATTAGGGCAACTAGCCAATGTAGGAATTAAAGGAGCCGAAGGTGGAACACATTTAAGAAATGTTATTTTAAGTTTAAGTGCTCCAACAGATACAGCAGCCGGTGTATTAAAACAACTTGGAGTTGAATGTTTAGATGCTGATGGGAATATGCGGGCATTACCAGACATTTTAAAAGATATAAACGCAGGATTATCAGAAGCAGGTTCTGGAGAAAAAGCACAAGTAATTTCTAAAATTTTTAATAAGACAGATATAGCAGCAGTTCAGGGTTTATTATCGGGTGTTACAGGAAGTACATTAGATTTAAAAGATGCGTTAGCATCAGTTAATTACAATGTTGAAGAGCATGGAAGAACATTGAATGATATGAAAAATGCTTATGATGAAACATTACCTTTACAAGATAATGTTAATAGTATGATGAGTATGTTTGAAATGGATGCAGATCAAGCAGCAGTTGCATGTACTAATTTAGCAGCAAGTGTAAATGATGGTACAGATAGTTGGTCGAATTTATACGACCAAATAGGTAACGCTGGCGGTGCTGCTTCAGAGCAAGCAAAAACAATGCTTGATAATTTAAAAGGTAAAGCAACTCTTTTACAAAGTGCATTAGAAGGATTAGGCATTCAAATTGGTGATATTATACTTCCTTGGATTGAAGAATTTACTAATAAAATTAATGGACTTGTTACATGGTTATCTAATTTAAGTCCAACTGTTCAAAAGGTTATTGTAGTAATAGCTAGTTTAGTAGCAGCACTTGGTCCGGTATTAATTATTATAGGGAAAATGGCAACAGGAATAAGTGCATTAATGGGAGCAACAATAAAAATAAAAGAATTTGCGACAACTATGCAATTAGCAAGCAAGGCAAGTAGTTTAGGTTCAAGTGCTATGGGCTTATTAAGTACAGCAATAGGATTTATTTTGTCTCCAGTAGGACTGGTAGTTATTGCGATAGCTGGTTTAGTTGCTGCTTTCGTTTATTTTTGGAATACAAGCGATTCTTTTAGAGAATTTTGGATTAATCTATGGGATACAATTTGCAGCGCATGTAGCAGTGCAATAGATTCTATAGTATCATTTTTTACTGATACTTTACCAAGTGCTTTTAATACTGTTGTTGATTTTATAAAGAATAATTGGGAAGGATTAGCACTACTCTTAGTAAATCCTTTCGCTGGAGCTTTTAAACTCATATATGATAATTGTGAAGGTTTTAGAAATACGATAGATGGATTTATTAATAGTTTAATTGAAGGAATAAAAAATGCATTTAATGGAATAAAAGAGTTCTTTAGTAACTTATGGGATGGAATAAAAGAAATTTTTTCTACAGTATTTAATTTCATAATTGAAATTATTACTGAATGGGGGCAAAATATTACTGCTAACTTTTCTGGGACTATTGATGGGATAACTCAAATTTTTAGTGGCTGGGGCGAAGTAATTAATGGTGTTTGGGAAGTAATTAAAAATATATTCATGGGTGCTATTCTTATTATATGCGATTTAGTTACTGGCAATTTTACACAATTAGGAACTGATTTAAGTGGAATATGGGATAATATTTCAAGTGCATTAAGTAATATATGGGACGGAATTTCAAATATAGCACAGGGTGTATGGAATACAATTTGTAGTTTTATTAGCGAATTTTGTGCTAGTTTAATTAATGGATTGCAAATTGTATGGCAAGATTTTAGCACTTTTATTTCGTCTTTATGGACTGGAATACAAAATTTAGCAAGTTCAATATGGAATGGTATCTGTTCCACAATATCTAGTGTATGTACAACTATAGCTACAACAGTAACCAATATATGGAATAGTATTGTAACTACTATAACAGGAGTAATGAACATTATATTATCTACAGTAAGTAGCATATGGAATAATGTATCTAGTACTATTAGTAGTATAATTAGTAATTTTCCTTCCATGGCTAGTACTGCATTTAACAATATGTGTAGTGCAATAGGCAATGCTCTTAGTGGATTAGGAAGTATTATCTCTAGTGGATTTAGTAGTGGAATAAGTTTTATAAAATCACTTCCAGGAGAAGCAATTACATGGGGAAAAGATTTTATACAAGGATTAGTTAATGGAATAAAAAATGCAGCAAGTGCAGTTGGAGATGCAGTAAAAGGAATAGCACAAGATATAAGATCTTATTTACATTTCTCAGTTCCAGATGTTGGACCATTAACAGATTACGAAAGTTGGATGCCGGACTTTATGGAGGGACTTTCTAAAGGCATAGAAAAGACAAAAAGTAAAGTTGTTAATTCAATTAAAGGTTTAACAACAGATATGCAAATTAATTTGAATTCAAATGCTTATACTCCATCATTTGAAACAAGTTCAAATTCTAATAATTCTACAAATGGAAGCCCCAAAAGGGAATTGATACTCAATATTGAAAATTTTAATAATAATAGAAATACAGATGTTAAACAATTAATGCAAGAAGCAGAATTTTACAGGAAAACACATTAAGGAGGTAATTTAGAAATGTTTAAATTTAATAATGTTAGTTCTGATGATATGAACTTAATAGTTGAAAGTTTACCTTCTATAAGTGGACCTCAAGAAAGAATTGATTCAACCAATATTCCTGGAGGAACACAAGTACTTAAATCTACAGGTTATGATTTAATAGACAAGAATTGTGTATGCCACTTTGTAGGGAATAGGTTTGATAAGGTATTAATGTGGCTTAGAGGTAGTGGAAAAGTAATATTTGATAATTTACCAGATAGATATTACAAAGCCTATATTGGAAATAAAATACCATTAGAACAAATAGTAAGAAATATGTTGCATAAGTTTACACTTACATTTACTTGTAAACCATTTGCTTATCTTTTAGAAGGCGATATACCAATTATATTAACTACTAAAACAACTTTATGTAATGTTAAGAGCACATATGAAAGCTATCCTACAATTACTATTCACGGTACAGGAGTGGCAACATTTATTATTAATAATAGAACTTTTAAGATTACAAACATTGATAATGAGATAACTATTGTAAGTGATCCAGATATACAACAAGTTTTAAATAATAAAGGGAAGTTCATGGAAGGTGATTTTCCTTATTTTGATGTTGGAGAAAACAAAATAAGTTGGACTGGCAATATTACAAGTGTTGAAATTATTCCGTATTGGAGGACTTGGATATGATTAATTTATATGAAGAAAATGAAAGCAATTTTAAGCATAATGCTTATGTACTTAATGAAGTTTTAAAAGTAGAAACTGAAGAGGAAATAAATACAGGATTTAATACAAATATTCTTTACCCAGTAAATGACAATAAAGATATTAGTAGTATGTTAGTTCCTGGTGCTATTGTAAAGATTCCTACATGGGATAAAAGAGAAAATCAATTATTTGTTATTAGGAGAAGTAAACCAAGCTTAGATAATATGAATATTGATATATTTGCACAACATATATTATCCACTAGGTTGGAAAATAATGTTGTACTAGATACTAATATAGTAGGAAAGATAAGAAAAGAAGCAGTTGCACAGGTACTTAATAATACATTGAATAAGCATAATTTCACTACAAGTAATAAAGACACTAATACAGCTACTAATAACCTTAGAATTGTAAGATATAGTGCACTAGATGCACTTATAGGAGACAAGGACAATACTATAGTAAATAGATATGGTGGAGAACTTGAATTTAATAATTTTGAAGTTAATATTGTTGACTCTATTGGAGAAGATAAAGGAATTAATGTTACTTACACTAAAAACATTACAGGAGCAATTATGACATTAGAAAATACAGACTTAATCACGGAGATAGTTCCTTTAGGGAAAGATGGCCTTATGCTTCCTGAAAAGTCTATTAAATCTAGTAATTTTAATTCAAATAATCCTTTTACTAGAATAGTTGAATTTAGCAATATTGGAGTTGTAGAAGCTGAAACAGATAGTGAAGGAAATATTACCAATGCTGATGAAATAGTAACAAAAGAACAGGCATATAAACTGCTGAGACAAGCTTGCTTAGATAAGTTTAATAAAGAACATGTGAATCAGGTTAGTTTTAATTTAGATTTAGATTTTGTTGAGCTTTCGGATTGTATAACATTTGGAGACAATGATTATTCTAATATGGATAGTAGAGTTGCTATAGGAGACATAATTAATGTTAATATAAAGCCTTTTGGTATAGTAGAAAAGGGAAGAGTATATAAGATTAAACGTGATGCAATTACAGGTGAATTATTAGGATGCGAGGTAGGCTATAAAATAAGATCTCTTACAGATACAATTAATAGCACTAACAATAAAATTGAAGAAACTAAGGAAGAATTAAATAAAGAAAATAATAATTTAAAAGTAACAATGGAAAAAAGAGATTCTGAAATTGAACTAAGTGTTAAAAATGAAAAAGAAGATAGAGAGGCATCTATTAAAGTATTAGATGGGAAAATAGAGGAGAAGGTAAGTGAAGAGGATTTTGGATCATATAGAGAACAAACAGCTAAAGTTATAAGAGAAAAAGTAAGTGAAGGTGACTTTAGTACATTAGTTGAAAAAAATGCACAAAGTGTATTAATTGCTATTAAGAGTGAGACTGAAATGAATGTTATATTTGATTCAGATGGTCAAACAATTAAGAATGGTGCATTAGTTGTGAAAGACAGTAAAGGAAAGACAGTTATGCGATTTAATAAAGATGGAACTGTAGGTGTACAAGACATTGAAGTAATTAACAGAGATAAATATAGTGCATTATATAGAACATTATCTAATATGGATGAATTATGGTTTCGAGATGTTGGAATAGATCATTTAGTTATTGAAAATGATGCTTTTTATATTAAAGATGATGATTTTGGAAAGGGATATAACTTAAAGCACTTTATAAGAATGGTATTAAAAGATGAAGGGTTAATATAAGGGTGATAAAATGATACAAGAATTACAGACAGGGATATTAGATATTAACAATAAGTATACTGTTGATTTTAGTTGTAAGCAGCTTGACGATATTATACTTAAAATAATAGTTTATGATAAGAGTTTACCAGCAGATTTAAGCGATTATAATGTTAGATTAAAAGCATTTAAGGCAGATCAAGTTCCACTTATACAAAATACTAATATTAGCATTAAAGATAATTTTGTAACCATAAAAGCAAGTAAGCAGTTAACAACAACGCAAGGAATAGTTAAGGCAGAGTTACAGTTTATTAATAAAACTACTTTAGAAAAGAAAAGCACTTTTTATATAAATATAGAAGTTGTAGCAAGTGTATTAGATGTAGATGGAGTTGTAAGTACACCTACTTGCACTATCTTGGAAGAGATAGACCATAAACTTGATGAGATAGAGAATATAGGACAAGTATTAGATGAGGCTAAAGATGTAAGAGATACACTAACTAATAAAACTATACCAGCAGCAACTAATATTAATAGCAAATTAGAAAGTAATATTAATTCAGTAAATACTAAGATAACAGAAGTAGAGAACATTATATCTAGTGCTAAAAGCAAAATAGAAGAAGTTGAGACAAGTATCAATAATGCTGATTCTAGCAAAAAGGAATTGGATCTAAGTAAAACTAATGCAGATATTTCTAAAGAAAATTTAGATACTGCTAATACATTAGCAGAGAAGAATATAGAAGAATTAAATTCTCTAGGTAATGTTACAGATCTAGCTAAAAATGTACAAACTAATACTACAGATATAGGAACTTTAAAAGAGAATGTACAAACTAATACTTCGCAATTGAAAGAAAAGGCAAATTTAAAAGATGTAAAAATATTTAGCAGTTTATCTGATATAGGATTATCTGCTAATGATATGACTACCGATTTTTCAAATAATGTGTTAAAAATTATTAAAAATATGGGGGCTAATAGAAGAATATCTCTATATCCATATCAAACTGAATCAAATACTAATTTATATAATTCAGTTAAGGCATGGTGTGGTTTTAATACGGATGCTTATCAACTATATATAGATACATCTTTTAATGGAGCTGAGAACCTACCTAATAAAATTAAAGTAATTCCTAATTATAATGATGGTAACAATAAAATATTTATTGGATTTTTTGATAATCAATTAGGAAATTGTAGAGAAGTAGCTACAACTGAAATTACAATAATAGATTTCCCATATGACGCAGGGTGGAATGATCTGGCAGATAGTTCAAAACAATATAGTAAAATTATTAAACAATCTGACATAGTTAATTTAATTTTAAATGCTAAATCAAATACTTCAATAACTGAAAGAACTAAAATAGGCACTTTACCAGCTGGTTATCGTCCTGACCAAGACCTAGCTTTTGTTAGTGCCATTTCGCATTTAGGAGCTGAATTATGTGTAATAAATATATTTGGTAGTGGGGATGTGTTAGCTACTCCAATAAAGCAAGTTAATAATTCTATAACGTATGCAAGAGGAGGAGTAAGCTATGTTGCAACACACTAATTTTGGAATAGTAATAAATGAAAAAATAGGTTATAAAATTGATTTTGTAGTAGTTGAAGAGCATGAATTAAAAGATGGAGAAAAAGTTATAGAGAAAGACTGGAATATAGCTAATGCTATGTTAAAACCTAAGTGGACAGGTGAGGAATGGGTAGAAGGTGCTACAGAAGAAGAAATAAAGGAACACGAAGAAGAAAATAAACCTAAACCAAAAGAACCAACAGAGGTTGAAATATTAAAACAACAACTATTAGAAACTCAAGCAATTGTAGCAGAGTTAAGATATAAAATAATATTAAAAGAAAATGGAGGAATGTAAAATATGTATAATTTAATGAAAAATTTAATTGTTAATAAATTTTATGAAGCTATGGAGGAAGCAATTAAAAAGTTAAATGTATTTTTTGCAGTAGATGACTTAACCGAGGAGCAATTTGTAGAATTAAAACAACTTGCAAAAGAAAAATATGAGATAGTTAAAATTGAGGAAAATCCAGTTGAGATAGAAGATAAGAAAGTAGAAGAAAATACAGAAGTTGTTTCACAATAGCAATATAAAATAAATTAAATATTAGGCAATAGATAGGACTAGAAATAGTCTTTTTTTATTGCCTGTAAACAGGAGGTTTTATGGATGAATTAATAAAAGTAGCTTTAAGCCAAGGGTTAGGCTATGGATTATTTGTTTTTCTACTATTATATGTTTTAAAGACAACAGGAAATAGGGAAAATAGATATCAAGATTTATTAGATACTTTAGCTGAAAAGTTTAATGTTGTTGAAGATATCAAAGAAGATGTAAAAGAGATTAAAAATAAAATTGAAAGGTAGGAATGTAGAATGGATAATTATATAAAAAGGTTTAAAAATACAGGTACTTTAATGAGTTTAGTAGGCTTAATAGGTTTACTACTTTTACAATTTGGAATAAAAATAGATTTAGATTGGTTAAATGCTACAGCTAATTTGATTTGCAGTATTCTAGTTATTTTAGGTGTATGTAATAATCCAGAAACTGTTGGCGTAGATTTACCACAAAAACAAGATAATAAAGAAGAATAA